GAATTGCCGCCCGAAGAAGTGAGAAAGCGAAGCGATGACATTTGGGACTATGCCATAACCTCATGGGAAGGACTGCTAAACGCAAAGGGAAAAGCCATTGAATGCAATAGAGCAAACAAACTTAAACTGATGGCCATACCTGAGTTTGACAGATTTATCGGGCGTTGTTTGCAGATGCTTGGCGATGCAAGCGTAAAGGCTAAGGAGGAACTCGAAAAAAACTGATTGACTGGGTAGAGTGGGCGGACGAATACGCCGCCACTTGCCCAGGGTGTAAAGACATGTACGCAAGCAGAACCCCCCCGGAAAGTCCCCCTTGTGAGACTTGCCGGGTTGAACTTGCAGCAGAGAACGAAGAAACAGCGGCGGTG